ATAGACAACCAAAGCGTCCAAAAATTCTCTGTTGTTGACGTAGTTTTCTGTTTTCTTTTTGGTCATTTTTGACGCTATGGTACTGGTACTCATGAACTTAACCAATTTACAATACAATTGTAGCATACGCTAACAAAATTGTAAAGGGCTTGACAAGACCTTCAATTCTGTGTATAATAGCAATGTGGCGCTTTCAAGATTTATTATAGATCTGTTCTAAAATACTTCTAGCTTCTTTAGTTGAACTGATGTATCCATCCATTATTCTTGTATCACGGCGGTGTCCTGGAATACCGCCGTTTTTTAACATGTGATCTTCTTGTTGTTTTCTTTGTAGATACTGTTCATAGAAGGAAACAATTCTACCGTCAGTCTCAACCATTGTAACAATTTGATTACGAGGAATAATAAACATGTCTTCGTGTGTTGCTTGTATCCAAGATTGGAATTCAAATCCTTCTATTTTTATTCCCTTTTTTTTCATTTCAGTTCTAATTACAATCCTTGGATTAAAAATAATAATAACATCATCATCAGGATCATAGGAAACTTTTCCAACTAATTCTTCACTAGAAGTTAATTTAATAGTGGCATAAAATTCTTCTTCCATATTATCTTAAATCTATTTTAATAATTTCTACATTAAATTTTTCTTCCTCATAAATTTTTAAACGCTCATCTAAATGTTTTAGCGTGTAATTTTTTTGTGGTGTTCTACAATACTCATCGGCAATGTCATAAAGAGTAGCGTAGGTTTTGTTGTTGCCCTTACGCAATACACGACCGATAGATTGTAAGTTTCTTACTCTTGATTTTGAAGGTGAAGCAAATACAACATTGTGTAGATTACGAATGTTGATGCCAGTGCTGAATGTTCCGTATGAAGCAACAATCACTGCGTTGTTTTCAGTTTCAGTGATGCGTCTAATCTCTTCGCGTTCTTCAGTGTCTACACCACCATAGACCAGAAAAACTTTACGACCTTTTTCAACAACACTATTTATCGCCTCGTAAAGTGGCACTCCATGACGTTCCACATAGTTAAAGAGAACTAAAGAGTTACCTTCAAGATCACGCACAAGATTTTTAATTAGACGATTGCGTTTTGGATTATCAACAATCGCATCAATCTCTCCTTGATAATCCCAGAACTCCATCTTCTCATGCTTGAGTAGGAGAACTTTAATTCTAAAATCAGATAGGTGACCTTCTTTAATAAGCTTCTCTGTTTTAGTAACATGCTTACACTCACCAAACAATCCTTCCAACACCCACTTGTGTGTGGCAGAACCATCCAGTGTTCCAGTGAAACCGAAACGATATTTGGCTTCATGGAGTTTTGTCATGATGCCAGTGAGTGATTTGGATTTGAATAGATGTGCTTCGTCACCGATAACACACGAGAAATCATCAAACCAACGCTTAGGAAACTTGTAGATAGATTGCCAAGTGGAAATGATAACTGCTTTCTCTACGTTCTTATCTTTACCACCATAAATTTTATGGCAGTGTTCTTCTACATTCCAACCGTAGTCTTCGAAGTCTTTATACATCTGTTCCACCAGTGAAGTGGTGGGAACAATGATAAGAGTTTTCTTCCCCGTTTGTTTATATTCAGATGCGTAGTAATAACGCACCAGAGAATAAATCATCAAAGACTTGCCTGAGGCAGTTGGAGATAATAGGAGTCTGCGATTGTTTAGCAGTGCTTGATATACTGCTTGAACCTGATAATCGCGTGGTTCGTGGTTGGGGCATACAGCTGCCATGAAACCTTTTACGCCTTCAAGCGTAATATGTTCATTCTTTTCTTCTACATCTCCATAGAACTTATTACCTTGATATTCTATTGAATAACCTTTAACTCCACTCCACTCTTTGAGGTGTGAGATGAGACCACAATAGAGCTCACCTGTTCCTGGAGAATAGAGTCTAATCTTACCGTCCCAGACACCACTTTTATATTGTGGCATAAACTTGGCATTAGGGATATCGAATGTAAAATAGTCTGCGAGTTCATAGTGAACATGTGGTTCTGCTTTGATTGTCAAGAAAATGTTGTTCTTTTTTGCGACGACCAGATTTGTCATTAGGTGCTACCGTTAATAAATTTCTCCCACTCGATAGCGTTTTTAATTTGGAAACTTCTATTGGAAATCATTTTAAGAACATTATCCAAAAAGAAAAGTGCCTTATTAATAAACTCTATTTTCATTTCAATGTTAATTAAATCCTCATCCGCTTCCAAATATACTTTCATCTTCTCGGATGTTTTAATGGATTGTCCAAAAGGTTTTTCTTTATAAACTTCTGGGTCTGCTTCCCCTTGATAATATTCTCTTTTTTCTTTTAACTTCATACGATACTGGAATTCCAGTGCTGTTTTCTCTGTTGAGAAATCGTTGTAGAAGTTTAAATATTTATTGTGCTGATAAGGGATGTCTAGTGAAATTTGTGCTAGATCTGCTGAGTATTGTTTGTTTTTAAACTGGAAGTCAATATGTGAATCTTCTTGCCATTCTGATTTAACATGATTAAAAAGAGTTTTCAAATCATCAAATTTCATAAATTAAATTCTCCTGTTGTTTTTGTTTGTGAAGTAATAGGTTGTAAATTTAAATACTACGTCAGCAGTCAAATAATCTACATCTCTATCTTCTACATCAAATGATAGTTCTGTCAAAGACGTTGGAAAAATATTCTCAAATTCTACAATAATATTTGGATTAAAATTGCTATTTAAAATTTGTAATTGAGCATTAGAATATTCTGGAATTTCTTGGTCGTCCATTTCTTCTGCTAAATTATTTTTTCTAATCCATTTCCAGATGGTCAAATAATTACTTAAATCTTCGTCAACAATAAATTTTAAATTTAAATCTCCGTATTCAACTCCACCAGATGCTGGTAGAGCAATGCTTCTATATCTTGTTGGTGCCTCTACTGTTCCAACAGAAATGTCTGGAAGATTTGCTCGTTGACAGAAAAAATCTACACCAGCAAAAATATCAAGATTCATCTTGAATCCTGCTGGGGCAAGAAAATTTCTATTTGTTGGTTGCTCGTTATACCACTTAGCAGACATAACTTTATGTTTTTTTACTATTTATTTCCATAAAAAAAGACCCCCTTTCGGGGGTCAATGTATTTACCTGAAAATCAGGTGAGGTTGATAACTTTAACTCTTCTGTAATACTGGTTGGTATTAGCAGTGAGAGCAGAACCATCAGGAGTAGCACCAGCGATACCGTTGCTATTTGTAGTTGAAACGAATGGGTTGCTGACCATACCGTAACGAGTCTTGAAGCCAATCTTAGGCTGGAAGGTGTCAGGGTTGATCGAACGAACCATTTGGAGAGGAACGTATGGGCAATAGAAGAGACCAGCATCATAAGGTGATGTGCCCTTGTAACCCATGACGTAGTAGTGCTTAGCAGCTTGTGACTGACTATAGATAGGAGCACCGAATGGATCAATGTAAACACGGATACCACCCTGAAGAACACCAGCAAATACGTTACCAGTGTCATCAACGTTGAGTGAAGTGTTGAGAGCAGGAGCGTAATCAAGCATACCAGCCATTGACATGGCGGAAGCAACGTCTGCTGAGCAGATCATGAAGTTGCCCTTACCACGACGGGTTAGTTGACCGATAGCGTTTGCGTCACGCTGAATTTGGAATAGAAGACCCTTGAACTTCTCTGCCATCCAACGACCGTTTGAATCAATGTCAAGGTCGAAAGTACCTTGAGTAGCAACGTCGTTCTGAGCGCCAGGAAGGGCAACAGTGTAGACGGTACGGATGATTTCACGGTTGATCTCAGCGAGGATTTCGCTTGAGAGGATGTTAGCAAGCTCTTGCTCAGCATCAAGACCATGGATTGCCTTGAGGTCTTGTGCTAGCTCTAGGGTGTACTCAGCCTTGAGAGCGCGTGTCTTAGCAGTCACCGAGGTCTTCTCGATGCTGAATGCCATCTCGCGGAAGAGTGTACCAGCTTCGCCAAGAACTTCTGAATTTTCACGAGTTAGTGAAGTTGTACCGCGCTCGTAAGTACCAGGAGTGCCGTCGTTAAGAACAGCTGGGTTGTTGCCCTCAGCATCGCCACCTGAACCAGCAGCGGAACGAACGTTATAAGCACCAGCAGTTGCGTCGGAACCACCCGAGAATCCTGCGTCTGGCTCGTAGTAGAGAGCTTCAGCGCCATTTTGGTTCTCATAGCGAGCACGCATTGCGAAAATAAGTCCAGTAGGACCGCTCATTGGTTGAACGCCAGCGATGTCGTAAGCGACAAGGTTAGGCATTGAACGGCGGATTAGGCTGATTAGGATAGGATCGAAACCAGCAAGACCAGCGGTGTTGCTTGAAGATAGAGCTGAACCAGCAGGTGATACAGTTCCAGCGCCGAGTGAGTTAACGGCAACCTCGTTGAGCATACCATGCTCTTCGCGGATTGCACGCTCTTGGTTTTCTAGCAGGGTGGCAACTACCTGTCTGCGATATGCGTCCTTGATTTCAGGAAGGTCTTTGTGACCGAGAACAGGTGCCCACTTTTCCTGCAAAATTCTAGTGTCAGACATTTTGCTTTTACTCCGTTGAGTGATTGGGTTAAAATTATTTATTATTATCAGTTGCTCCAGCGTGAAATCGCCTGAAGATAAGCAGCCATTACTGGTGATACTTCTTCGGATGATTGTTCGCCTGAGACTTCAGAAATTGCTTGTTCAGTTACAACATGCTTAGGGAAGTAACTTGAAATGAGAGTGGAAACTTTATTGCGGAAGTCTTCTTCCGAAACAAATTCTACACCTTCAGCAAGAGAAACAAGCTTTTCTCTTTGGGTATCAACTAGTCCCTCGCTCATCTGATTGAGGATTACGGTTTTTTGATAACCAGCGAGTTTATTATTAAGATCAATATTACGCTCAATCTGTTCGTTGAGACGACCTTCCATTTCACAAAGCTCCTCAGTCATTGTTTCTACAACATTGACTTTCTCCTCGGGGAGATTGAGGTAGTTATCTTCAAAAACTTTTTTGAGACCACCCATGAACTCTTCAGCGATCTCAAGCTTGAGACCAGCATCAAGAGCTACTTGGTTTTCTTCTACCCAAGTGGTGATTGCGTAGTTGAGTGTTTCGTCAACTTTCTCTGAGAGAGCAGCAATCTCTTCTTGGAGTTTTGTGGAGAATTGCTCTTCTAGAGTTGAAGCAATAGCATTTACTTGCTCTTCGATGCGTGACTTAACAGCAGCTTCGAAAATTGTAGTTGCTTTTGCTTTGAACTCTTCGGAAAACTCTTCGCCTTCGGTAAGGGCAGCAACGTCTTCCGCAGCGGAATATTCGATTGCTTCCATACCAAATACTTTTACGTTATTTGGACCACCAGGAATCTGGTAACCAGATGACTTAACCGATGGAGCTGGATCTTGATGCTTCCCACGGGTTTGCTGATCGCTAACCTTTGAATTATGGTTAGATGACTTAGCACCAGGATTTGATTCACCCTGAGGCTTCTCAAAGGTTGAACCACCGTCATCCTCTTCCGATTGACCAGGAGCAACGGAGGTTGGGATTTCAAATCCTGAGTCTTTATGACCACCGCGAGTTTGAGCATCGCTTACAGCAGCACCAACTGGTTGCATGTACTGAGTGCCTGAAGATTGACCAGGAACGATTGAAGGGGAGAGCGCACTAGTGCCAACTTCTGACTCAGTTACAAGCTCCTCAAACTTTTCGTTTAAGTTATCTGACATTTGAGATTCCTCGTAATTCTAATATGTGTTTATTCTACAATTATTTATTAAATTATAAACTTTGTAAGAAGTGGTTGAACGCTTTCAACGACCTCTCTTCAATATTTTTTCTGGTAGATTCAGAAATATATTTATGATATTTAGCAACATTAACCTCTTTAATGATGCCATTTTCCCAAACCCACTCTTTTCCTTCCATAATTCCGTTCACAAAAGCGTCAGGTGCGGAGGGATCTGCTACAATATCAGCAGCAGTTGCGAGCATAAAATCATCACGTACATAATTGGCACCGTTCTTCTCTTCGATAGAACCCATGCCTCTAGAAGAAACGCCAAGCTTAACTCCTGATTCCAGTAGTGACTTAGCAATGTTTCCCATTGGTGTATTTAGGATCTGTGCTTTACCGATAAAATTTGAACCTTCTGCTTTGAGAGAAACAATTTTATGCGACACACGATCTAGGTTTACAGTAGGACCATCGGGATGACCTAGTTCACCGAGAGCACGACCAACGTTTACATACTGTTCGTTGTATCTACCAACTTCACGCTCAAGAACGCCAAATGGATAAACGCGACCATTGCGATTTTTAATATCTCCCTGAAGGAACACACCTTCGATATGGAGAATTTTTCTTCCGTTTGATTCTTCTTCGAGGATCTGAATATCCTCAATACTCTCGGTGATTAGTTTCATTGTTCTGATTCCTCTGCGGATGTTTCTTCCACCTCCTCTTCTGGAGATTCTGGTTCATCAAAAAAAGTTTGAGCAACTACTTGTTTGTAATCTTTCATTGCCTCTGCTGCTTTTCCGTAGAGGATATCAGCAATTTTATCAAGTGCTTGAACTCTGTCGCCGTTGCGAACGGCATTTACAACTTCAATAGTGTCCATTTAATTTACCTATAATAAATTATTTATTGTTCTGATGTTTTAGGTTTTGGTGCTGCAACAGGTGCTGGTGGTGGTGGCGGTAAAGCACCAATCTCCAAAGATGCTGCATTCATCAAGTTTGTGTGAACTGGGTCTGGAATTTTCCCTTCGGAAATTTCATTTTCCATTTGTTTGGAAATTTCTTCATACTCAGCATCAGATTGCATTAAAACTTGCTTTCTGACATATTCAATCGAATAGTATTTACCCAAAAATGGATCTAATGCGGTAGCAACTTGGAGACGATTATTCATCAACTCTGCTTGCTTAAGTTCTTCAAAGTGATTATCAAATTGATAATCATATTGAATATGTTCTTGCATCTCTTCCCAATCTTCGGGAGCAATAATTCCCTTTAGAATCAGTTGAGTTTTTAACATATCGTGGAATAATCCACTGAATTTTTTACGAAGTCTCGCAATCCACTTCGCAAATTTAAGCTCATCACGAAGAATTTCTGATGAACGACCTAGAGAAAATCCTTGATTGGCGTCATCTAAACGTGATGGCGGGAGATTGAGGGAGTTGTATAATTTCTTTTTGAAGTATTCAACATCTTTAAGTTCGCCAAGATTTTGACCACCAGGAAGAGTAGTGATCTCAGTTCCTCTACCACCTTCGCGGCGAGGTAGCCAGAAATCTTCAAGCATACTCATATGCTTTTTGTCATCGCGGATTTCTCCAGTGGCAGCATCGTATACAAGTTTGTTGCGGTAACGTGCCATTACCTCTCTGAGATATTGCTCTGCTTTTACTTTGGGTAGATTGCCAACATCAATGTAGAAAATTCTGCGTTCTGGTGCGCGTGAGAGTCTGTAGATAACCAGCGCATCTTCAATCATGCGTAACTGGTTGAGTGCCTTGATGGATTTGTGAAGGAAACTCAAGGTCATCTTTTTGTTATAATCTTGAATGCCAGAGGTAATAAAAGTTATAGCATCATTTGCGATTCTAACACCAGTACCCACATTGTTGGTATCAAAAGAAGAAGCAATAAAACCTCTAGGATTATACATGTAGAATTCTACATAGTCTCCAAAATCATATCTTGCTGCTCCATCCATCACCGTAGCGTTAGCAGTGACAGTGCTTAATTTTGGATCTTTATTTTGAACTCGTACCTTTTTAATTTTTAACGGATCTATGTATCTGAGTTCAGTAATACCAGCCTTAGGATTTGCTAAATCAATTACTTTGTGATAAAACATTCTACCATCTACATACCAAGTTCTAAAAATTTCATGTGCTCTAGTATCAAAAGCAAGAAGTCTTTTGATGTAATCAAATTCTTCACGAATTTTTTTCTTTATTGATTCGCTTACTTCGAGATTAGAAAGTTCTATTTGAACTGGAGAATCATCTAAACTTGAATTAATTGCTTCATTCACAATTTCGTCAATCGCAGAGTCAACCTCTGGATGCATCGCCATATCACGATAGCGCCTAATGAGATCAAACTCATTACGCGCTATAC